TTTCAGCTGGGTGCGTGTTTGGGACGGAATAGGTAAAGATGTAGCGACCCGTCGATGGGTTCGCGACTGCCGACAGATTACCAGACCTATTCGTTCCAACAGCATTCGCAGCAGTCACCGTAGGACTTGCATCGAGATTAACTAGCTTATCCTCGTCGTCCTTAACTATCACTGTAAAGGCATAAACGGTTGAGCCTGTGTCTGGTATTTCCAACAATGGAGATCCAAACACATTGATCTTGGCGGACAGGTTATTGAGGTTCTGAATTGCCGTCAGGATTGATGCCGAGGTTGCTTCCTTGGCTAGTATGCTTGATCCCTCAATTTGAGTAAGCGTGGGGCGCTGATCGACACTGGATTGCGTCGCTCTAGTTGCTACTGTCGCTTCCTTGGCTAGTATCGCTGACCCCTCGATTTGCGTTAGCGCTGGAAGGTTGTCAACGCTCGTTTGGCTTGCTCGATTGGCAACCGTGGTTTCGTTTGCCACCGAGGCGGGGAAGGTGACAGGGGCAGCAGCACTCGCGGCCTGCCCTGCAATCTTAGTCGTGTTCGTTTCATCGAATCGGTTTTCGATCGCAAATGTAGTCAGCTTGACTCTGGTTAAGTCTTTTCCGTCCACCGTACCCGCCGTAAAAACAACGTCATAATCTTCCCCTGCCGTGTAAAAAGCAGAATCGGCTGACGTGTCAATTGAAAATGAATGGAACCCTGCTTTTCCGTCATAGTCTACAAGAGTCGCTGAGATGCCTGCGGTGCTTTGGGTTACACTGTTTTTGTAAATTTCAAATGTCGGATTTACACTCGGAGTCGTAGGAATCAGAGCTTGATTGAGAGTGTTGGACTTGATTCGTACAACACTACCACGCTTGAAGTTGCCGTATAAAACTATCATGGCTTTATCCTATTAGTGGGTGTTGTAAAGGGTTGAATGTGCCACCACCGCCCGCTGCAATCTTTGTTTCGATCTCCAACAGTTCCAAGACATAGGATTGATAACGGGCCGGTGTTGGCACGAACACGTTTGTAGATGGCCACGCTGCTGTTGCCGTTGCGTTTGTGTCATGGACGGCCAACTCGGCAGTACTCGTAATCGAACGAATTACGTTCGACATGCCCGTAGGTGGTTTGCCTCCGAGATCATTTGTTGTGTTGATCTGGAACGCGATCCCTACATGCCAAAGATCTGCAACTTGGAATGGAAAGCTGTTTACTCCCGTTATCGAATTTTGATTAGCAAAGTTCAGCGTCGCTGACGATCCGGCAGCATTCTGCGACACAAATCTAGGATGAATTATTGACCCGCTTGCGGCTCGATAAACAATTGCTGTTACGTTGTCGGCATTCGCCCAACCTGATGTACCTACCGTTTCGCTTGACGAATCAGCGATATAATAACCAACCCTAGTAGACGCTCCAGAATCAGATCGACTCACCAAAAACGATACGCCAGAAGGTAGTGTCGCAATTGTAGCTGCGTCGTTTGCTGCGACGTACACAATCAAATCACCTTTAGCGTGAGTGCCAAGTGTGATCGTCGTCCCGTTGTTTGTTGCTGAACTGATCCTTTGAATCGTCATTTAGAACTCCGGTTCTGTGTCGGGGTTCCCGTCCCACAATTGCATTGCTTCTTTATAGGTGTTGAGTTGATCTTGTCTTTTGTCGATCTGAGCTTCGACGTAAAGATTGAGTCTCATTGAAGCCTGAACCTGGGCAATTTCTTCGACTGTGGTAGTGATGTTGTGTTTTTCGAGGACGCTGATCTGTCGCAAGACAGCATCAGCGATGAACCTTGCGCCTGGGACTGCTCCCACGTGGTCGAGATAGCGAAGAACACTCTGGATCTCTGCGTCGTTTAGCGGCATCCCAGCAGAGATCTGAGACACCCATAAACCCTCTCCAGCAGCAAGCAGTGCGTCTTGTAGCAGCTTGCAACCAGGACGACCGAACCGTTCCCCGGTGGCTTGATTGACCACTCCAGCAATGCCCTTCCAGGTCCAATCGCTTCTGTCCTCGTAGTTCACCACTCTTTGAGACAGTTCGCTAAAAAGTTGCGACGCCTGTTTTGTTTGCCAGTCTTGGACTTCTGCGATCAGTTTTTGGAGCGTCATGATTTTGGTAACGTGACAATGTGGACAGGCAGGAAGCTTTTTAGCTCGTGGAGCTGTGAAGCGGTGATGCTTTGTTCTGGTTTGGCTTTGGCGTAGGGGTGGAAGTCCTTGCGACTGTAGGCCCTTGATCGTCGGTTGCGGTGGATGTTGGCCGTGAGGGCCATCAAGTCCGCTGCTCGATCCCATCGATCAGTGTTCACTTCGTCGACCATCCACACTAGCTCGCGCATCGTGTAGGGGCCGGGATCGACACCGACCCGAGCTGCTAGTCGTAGGATTTCAGGCCAGTAGCCAAACTTGATTGTTGGCTGGGTGTCATCGTCGCTAGCTGTTGATCCAGCTTCGTCAGCTGATCCTGAATCCCTCGATCGAGCAGTCCGCCGTTGATCGCGTTGTTGATCCTCAGTGCCGTCTGCTCTTGAAGAGCTCGGCCTGCGTCGATGATGCGCCGAGCTGTGGCTCGGCGACCTGACTCCGGGAGGAATTCAACCAAAGCCTCCTCGAATGCGCGAACCGCATGACCAAGGGAGTCGCCAAAAAGCGATCGACCAAACGATGCGGCGTCGATTCCAAGGCGATCCGCAGCAGGCTTGCACAGTTCGTAGATGACATCGATCGTCAAGCAGATGTCAGTAGTAAGGCGTTCGATCGACTCAGGAGAGGCCAGTATTGTGGCAAGGTCGATTGAGTGATTAGAGCGGACGCGTCGTATAGCGTCGACATCGATTCTAAGATGCCACTCTCGGCTCTCAGAATCCTTGAAACTTGGCATGGTCGAGTTGCCTTCGTTGAGGATTGATTAGCGAACGAAACGGATAGCTTGGATTGTTGCTCGTACGATCGTAAACTGCGTGCAGTTGTAGTCGTCTTCGCGGATCTTTCTTCCTGGATCTTGATAGACCCAGGAACCGATCACAATGCTGTTTTTGTCTTGCGAAATCACTCGTCCATAGACTGTGAATTCCATCGGCTGATGCGACGACTCGACATGGTCGAGAAAATCAATCGCAACCTCGTCACCCTTGCGGACTCGTGGAATTGGCATGGCCGACCCCGCTAGGAAAACGGATCAATCAGGAAATCAAAACTAGGCTGGTGGAGCGATGATGAGCCAGGCTGGATCGACAAGTGCAAGGGGGGTTCCCACCTTGACGCGTGACAAACCGACAACGATGTCGATCTTCATTGCGTCTTCCAGCGGTTGGTCGATCGGGAATTCAAGGATCTCACCAGGGAGCGTGATGCCTTGTGCACCAGGTGCTCCTGGATTGACGATCAAGTTGTCCATCACGGCCCAGTGCCAAATCGTGCGATTTAGGAAGGCGTTTCGCATTGCCGTCAACACCGTGTCGTCTGGGTCGCCGTTGTACAGGTACGAAAAGTTGATCGCGATGTCGAACGCGCCAGAAATTTTGGATTTCCACTGGCTGGCTCGTGACACGATGTCAATCGACGTCTTGTTGAGCGTGACGTTCAAGTCCTGGACTTCAGTCACAAGCGTCGGAGATTGAGTGGCGAAAGTCGCGGCAACGGTGGCGTTGTAATACAACTTGCACTCGATACCAGCGCGGGGGCCTTTATTGGGCATGGGCTTTCCTAGTTGCGGTGTTTGAGGTACGCGGTGATCACCGAGCGGAACGCTCCGTGTTGTTCTAAAGCGGCCGCGTCATAGAGGATAACCTCTGAACGTGACCAAGTTCCCGATTCCAGGTCAGCATTTGCCAACGCTTCATCGAGATCGCTTGTCAGGTCAAGCAGCTGCGTGAATCGCTCAGACCCAGGGGACGCGGTCTGCATGACTGCGATCTGGATCCCGATCTCGTGTTCACGAGTCGATCGAGAGATCTTCTGCGAGCTGTCTTGTCTTGGTGCCAGGATCACCCGTAGATCTTTTAGGTCTTCTGGGGTAAATCTTGGCAAGTAATCGATTTTGATCGTATCGTCGTCCAGAGCCGAATTGGTCTTTGGGTCGATGATCGCAATTGCGACGAGTGCCTGTCTGACGTCTTCAAGGATCTGCCTGACCGGTGCTGTCA